ATCAAACCCGTAGGGCCTGTCATTGGTTGAACACCACAAACATCATAGGCAATCATTTGAGGCATTGCACGGCGAACCAAGGAAATCAAAATTGGATCCCAGCCTTTTACGTTACCTGTGTCTGTTGCCAGACCAGAGTTAGTAGGAGCAGCTTCTTGAAGAAACTTCTCTTGGTTTTCCAACAAACGCAATGTAACATCACGCTTATATGAATCTTTGATTTCTGGAAGATCGCCATGTTCCATTACAGGCTTCCACTTCTCAGAAATATTTTCGGATAAATACATTTTCTTACTCCTTTAAAATTTATTTAATTAATTTAAGTTTAACTTCGCTCAGTCCATTATTTTTTTGATAAGTGAGAAATTGCACTCATTACACTATCCATACGACTATCACTTGTTCCATCTACAACTGGATTATTAGTGCCTGCAGTTTTCTTGTTATCTACAACATCTTCTTTTGTGTCTGATTTGAAATAGCTGTTCTTGATTGTGTTCAGTTTTTCCGCATACTGGTCATCAGTATCGTAGTCAACGTCTTCAGTCAATTCAGTAAATTTTTCAACATCAGTATCAACCATTCCTTCTGAAACGGTCTTGAATACAGAAGCAGCCTTATATGTATTTAATTCTTTCACGGTATCCATGTGCTTCTCGGTTTGTGCGTCTAGTTTTTCTTCAAGTTCTGCAACTTCAACAACTAGACTTTCAAAAACATCTTCCTTCTCTTCGGGAACATCAATATAATGCTCTTCAAACAACTTCTTCAAACCAGAAATAAAACTCTCGGTGACTTCGTTACGAACACCAGTTTCAACTGAAAGTTTATTTTCTTCCATCCATTCTTTTGTAGCATAAGAGAGGTACTTATCCATGTTCTCTGTCATCTCTTCTTGCATGGACTCAATACGCTCGTCTTGCTCTTTCTTAGACTCTTCACGAATCTGTTTACGAATCTTGGAAATCTTAGACTTAACTGCAGCTTCAAAAATTGTAGAAGCTTTTGCTTTGAACTCTTCAGAAAGTTCTTCACCATCTACTAGAGCAGCAACGTCTTCGTCAACATTAACTTCGATTTCTTCTTTATAACTCTTTAAAGTTTTCTTAACAGCATTAAGGTCTAATTTTAATTCTTTTGCAATCTCTTCAGCTGACTTACCATCTTTTACCATAGCGTCAATTTCTGACATTTTACCTTCATCCATCTCTTCTTCATCTTCGTCTACTTCTTTAGCTTCTGCTTTTGCAGATGCTTTAGACTTCTTTGTTTTAGGATCAGCAGCTTTAGATGTTCCACCTTCTCCATCTTCCTCTGATTCTTCTCGACCATCATCAGAATCTAGTGCTGGAAGACCTAGTTCTTTATTAGAATCTTTTGCTTGCTCTTCGATTTCTTTCTCAATTTCACTGTCTTCCATCATATCTGCTTCTTCAACTTGTCCATTTTCTTTAGCCATCTTAATACTCCTTTAAATTACTTATAAGTTTTTAATAAAATTTTGAAATAGTTTAATCTTCTTTTCTTCTAATCTAGCCTTTACGGTATTCTTAATTTCCTTCCGAATGTGATACTCAACTTCACCTGTCAAACTAAACTCTTTACCTTCCATGATGCCATTAACAAATGCGTCAGGAGCAGATGGGTCAGAAACAATATCAACTGTAGAAAGTACAAAATCATCTTGTACTTCATTTACACCAGACTTATTTGTTTTTATTGAACCAAGTCCTCTTGAACTAACACCCAAACGAACACCAGACTCAAGAAGATTTTTTACAATCTTGCCATTTGGTGTATCAATAATTTTTGCTTTACCAATGAAATTTTTTCCATCTTCGTGCAATTCTGTGATGATATGAGAAACCCTATCAAGATTAACAGAGGGGCCTGAAGGATGTCCAAGTTCACCTAATGCTCTATCTTGTTTTACAAATTTCTCATTAAATTCTTTTACTTGTTTTTTAAGAACATTATAAGGATAAACACGACCATTCTGATTCTGAATATCAGACTGCATGAAGATACCTTTAATATATTGTTGTTTGTTTTTACCTTCAACAATATACTCTACTTCATTAGTATGTTCTGTTATTAGTTTCATTTATTTCTCCTTTAACTTTTTAAATCTTTCTACTTCTTTTTTTCTAATCTGTGGTAAAAGTTTCTTTGCTATTTTGTTAATTACACCTTTTTTCTTACCAAGTTTTTTTTCTAAATTCTCCCTACTTGATAATGACAATTCACTTTTATCTCTACCTTGCAACATCTTTTTAGCAATAATATTTCTAGCAGTTTTTTGTGCTCTTTTTTGTAATGTCTTGGAGTCAGCTTTTCTATTTAATGCTCTTTCACGTTTTCGTGCAATAATACCACTTTTAGCTTTCATCACACGAGAACGCTTCATTCTTTGTTGTATTGTTAGAGCCTCTTCCATTTTACTTTTCCTTTTTTTCTACTTCCTTTTCAGATGCAGCTGCTTCTGCTTCTTTTTTCTGAATTGCAACATACTGAAATGCATTCTTAAAATCATCAATTGCAGAGTATGCTTTATCTCTCATAAGATTTGCAAAGTCTGAATTCGCACGCGAAAACTTTTTATCAATAACATTCTGTACCAAGCTTGCTTTTATTTCATCACTCATTGTAATTCCTTTCGTCTAATATAAATGATTCATCGTTTATTTTTTCTCTTATTACATTTTCATCAATCTTGAATTCAACAGAAGCTTCTAGGATTGATTTGTTTATTTTTTCAATACCATACAAATCTGTAAGTCTGAAAGCATACTTTATTGCTTCATTGATTTTTTCTGAATTATCAGCTGAAACAATTTTGTTCTTATAATTATTTAGAAAACTAGATTTAGAAATACTCATTATTAATCTCCCTGATAATCCAATAAGTCTGGATTAATTGTTGCATCATCTGGCTCAACACCAGTTTCAATTTTAATCTGTTTATCCATTTCATCAATTTCATCTTCAGATTGTCGGAGAACATTTTTTCTAACCCATTCGTTAGAATAATATTTTCCAATGTATTCATCCAATGATGAAAGAACTTCTAGTCGCTCTCTAAGAATTTCATTTTGTTTTAACTCTGCAAAATGAGAATCTCTTGTCCAAATATAGTCTATTGCATCTTTAATTTCGTACCAATCATCTTCTTTAATAATACCTTTAAGAAGCAATTGTACTCTTAATAAATCTGTAAATAAAGATGAAAATCTTTGTCGTAATCTTGAAATAAACTTAGAAAACTTTACTTCATCTCTGTTAATCTCTGTACTTCGGCCGAGATTAAAGGCAGTTGAATCAGTTCCCTCAATCCTTGAAATAGGAATATTAAGAGACTGATAAAGTTTCTTTCTAAAATATTCTATATCGTCAATCTCACCAAGATTCTGTCCAGAAGGCAGAGTATTAATTTCAGTACCCCGTCCACCCTCTCTTCTTGGTAGCCAGAAATCTTCCAGCATCGACATTTGTTTTTTCTGATCTTCTACTTCACCCGTTTGAGCATTGTAAACAACTTTCTGTTTATACTTATCCATAACAGAACGCAAGTATTGTTCTGCTTTTAATTTGGGTAAGTTACCAACATCAATATAAAAAATTCTACGTTCTGGAGCTCTTGCTAAACGATAGATAACAAGTGAATCCTCAATCATCCTTAATTGGTTATAAGGTTTAATTGATTTATATAGATAACCTATAACAACTTGTTTCTCTGCGTCAATCATTCCAGAGTGAACATATGAAATAGCATCAGTCTGAACTTTTACTTCTTCATTATGTTGTCTACCACTTGGAGTAAACTGTCCTGTTGCTTGGTCTGGTCTGTAAATAAAATATTCTTCTATTTCTTTTACAAACTCAACACCTGTAACTGCATCTTTTTCTTTTTTTATTTCTCTTACTTTTTTAATGTCAAGAGCATCAACTGAAATTAAATGTTTAATTCCTTCTTTTGGTTTTGTTTTATCAATAACAATATGATGATAAAGTTTACCATCAATATACCATTTTCTAAAAGTATCATAACCAGTTTTATTAAAATCTAAAAGCTTTACGATATTTTTAAATTCATCAGAAATCTTTTTCTTAATTGCATCACTTTGATCTGATTTTTCTAAAGATAAATTTACGGATGCTTTTCCAGTTTCATGCAACACGGCTTCGTTGATAACATCTGTAATGGCTAAATCAACTTCTTGTGTCATAGCCATTTCACGATATTTTTGAATAAGAACATTTTCGTCCCTTGCATCAATATCAGTATTTAGATATGTACCTACAAATCCTCCACCTTCGACATATGTAATTGCACCATCATCATTCTCTGGTGTTACAAATGTTTTTTGTGTTTTCTTTTTTGAAACTGAAAAACCAAATAAATCAAAAGCCATATTCTTATCCTTTATTCATTATGAAAGTTAAGGGGGAGAATGAACTCCCCCTTATCAAAAAAATTAAGTATTGATACTAACACCAACACCACCAATATTACCTCTAACTTGGAAGTCAATATCAACACCACTACCCTGTCCATTAGGCTCAGGATTAGAAGAACTATACCAGTTATTTACTGCAAAAGTAACCTGAAATTCTTCAACTGAATCATTAGTATCAAATCCCAAATCAATTGCAGCTACATTCGTTGGATAAATGTCTTCCATCGTGTATGTTGCAATTGCATTGCCTGTTCGTGATAACTGCTGAACAACAGCATTACCATAAACATCAGTTGCAGAGACACTTCTAACAGGTGTTCGATGACCTTGAAGAACCTGCATCCATCGTTCAAAATATGACCTAGCAGACCATTCTCCATCATTGAAAACTGTTAATGTCCAATCTTCAAAAGTTCTGTCGCCAGGAACTTTCAGTTGACGGCCTCGGTAAGGAACATCAACATTTCCGATGGTAGAAGCAGGAATACTTGCTGCTTTTCCCAAGAATTGAAGATTAGCACCACCAACAGGACTTCTATCAATACGAACACTAAATTGGTTAGGTCTTACACCACCTTGAAACTGACTCTTGAATTGTGCGATATTACTCATTGTTTGTTACTCCTTTATTTGATTATATTTATAAGACTTAACCACCGATTTCTGAGAAAGATACATCAGAACGAGCAGCAATAAAGTTAAGTTGAATGAAGTTAATAGACCTGTTTGGCTTGATAAAGATATCACCAACAAAATTATTAGTATCAATAACTTGACCTGTATTGTTTGAAGCATCACAAACTACCTTAAAGTCAGTAACACCACGGCGTCCTTGTACTTCCCTCAAAAAAGGAGTAACAATATTAACAAATTGTGACCTTGTGAATTCATCATTGAATTCAAACAACATTGCTTTAGCAGCAATCGCGATTGCTTTTTCAAGAACAATGAACAACCTACGAACATTGATTCTATCAAATGCTGATGGAACTGCTAACATAGTCTTATCACCAAACAATATATTACCAGCTCCTAATTGTGTAGTAATAGGGTTAATACCACCTTTATAAAGTTCATCTCTATCACCTTGGGATGCATCCCAAGAAGGTCTTACAATATTTTTAATAACACCTCTGTTTAGACCTGCTGGTGAAAACCATGCATCGTTAGTGAAATCAGTTCTTGCACAAAGACCGGCAATATCACCGTTCATTGGTACATTAATAAAAACATCACGGTAACGATCATATTGGTATTTCCATGCATTATCCATAACACCATAACTAGAAGAACCAATAGCATTTTTCTGAGAAACAATAGAAGCAGTTTGACTATCTACAGCTGCATTAACT